ATGATTATTTCTAATTTTTCACCTGTCCATGCTTTTCTATATTCAAGATGTTCTTTGCCTTGTGAATCAATATACTTTAATCTGTTACCTGATTTTGTTAACAATCCTTTTTTCTCAAACAAGTCAACCAATCCACTGTATGGATCCATGCCTGTCTCATATGGAATTTTTATTTGTACACCTTCAAAAGGTTTTGCGTATCTTGTTTTCATAACTTTACATGCCGCTCTGATACCACGCACATCAGTAACTTTGTTGCCATCTTCATCTTCTTTTAGTTTGAGTTTCTTCATTGCTATTACTATTGATGATGCATAGATAAATCCTTGCCCACCTGATATCTTATCATCAGGATCAAACATGTCCTGTGATGCGTATGTATGATTGGTTGCTAACATGCCAATATTGTGTGAACCAAACATGTTTACACAGTTTCTTACCAGTGCAGTCAGTGCCTTAGGCTTTCTACCTAAATCACCTTTCATTTCACCCTTGTCAAACTGATCAACATCAGTTGGTGTCAACAACATGCCTAGTGAATCAATTACAAACAGTATCTTTGGTTTGTCTTCAACATCTTCACCATAATCTGCTCTGTATTGTTTCATAAAAGTTGATATTGTTTTTGCAACGTCATCAATCATGCTGATGCTAAGACGCATCAATTTTTCAGGAGCAGTATCTACGTTCAGTGCCTGTAACCATTTTTCATCTAGTGCATTCTCAGAATCAATCAACACAACAAATATACCTTGTTGCTGTGCTTGTCTTACTACATTGCCTGATGCAATAAAAGATTTGCCTGAACCTGACTCGCCTGCTAATACAGTTACTTTGCCTAATGGCACGCCTTTGTAAAAATCACCAGATATCAAATAGTTCAATGCATGATTGCCTGTTGAAATCCAGTCTGTAGGATCATTGAATCCTATGCCCAAACCATCAATGGATTTGGTTATGTCTTTGCGAAATTTTGATATATCAAATGCTTTAACCATGTCTTACTCCTAACTTAATTTTAAATGTTTTATATATTTTGTCAATCATTGATCAATATCTCAGTTATTTGACTTGTATGTGACAACACCTTGTTGTCAAAATTTTGTGAATATTTTCCAACTGGAAATTCTCCTATGCCTAGTTGTTTATTGTATGGGTCTATGTTGTTATCAATCATCCACTGTTTGAATTCTGGTGCAAACACATGACCAGTCATACTTTCATTTGGCTCAATATCTAAACCAAGATAGTGGTTATTTTTTAGTCTTGCATATTCTATTGGCAAGTTGTCTTCATGTATGTCTCTGTAGTCTTTGCCAACTTCATTGTAACTCAAATAAACTGTCCAAGGTTTATATTCAAATTCGATGCATTCATAATCTTCATCAGTAAATTTAATTCTATCAACACATTCCTTTGGATTTTTGCTCCACAACATCATCCATTCTTTTTCAAACGGATATTGTTCCAATAGATGCACTCCCCAATTCACACGTCTTACCGCTTCTTTAATTTTGGTTGGAGCAACCAACATCAGTTTAGATGGATTGTCATACTCACCATTTAATTTTTCAAATATTGTGTGCAGTTGATTTCTCCAAATGGCGTCATCCCAATAAATTTTTTTGATGTCAATAATGTCTTGTTTCAGATATTTGTTGATATCGTCAAAGGCTTCTAGCATTATGTTTTGTATTTGATCTTTTTCTAAATATTTGCTAAAACTTTCTCCATCATCTGTCATAATACCTTTTGAACCAATTTCTCTTTTTAGCATGGCACCATATTTGTTACCAATTGGTGTGTCAAAACACTCAATATTCACTGTATGAGTGTCATCAATTATGATTGTAATTTCTGCTGTCATTTTGTATAGTGCGTAGTTGCCTACGCACTATTACTTTATGATTATTTTTGCTGTCTAGCACGAATCATTGCCAATATGTCTTCTGCCTTGTTATCAGTAGAAGCCTGTGTTGGTGCTGGTTGCGGTGCTGGTGCAGTTGCCACTGGTTCTGGCGTTGGTGCTGGAGCAGGTTCAGGAGCAGGTTGTGTTGCCACTGGTGCCACTGTTGCCTCCATTGCCGGTGCCGGTTGTGGTTTTGCAGTTGCGTTCACAGGATCACCTGTTCTTTGTGCCATGCCTGCAGGACGAAAGTATTGACTCCATTTTTCTGCATCATATGGTTGTCCATCTACAGATGCTTCAAACATTTCTTTCATCACTTTTTGTTCAACTTCAGATGGTTTCTTTGGAAGAAAATCATTCAAATTAAACAAGCCATGTGTATCAATTGCTTGTTTTTGTTCTGGCGTCAGTGCAGATTCTCTTCTTGACCATTTCGATGTTGAATAGTCTGCATATCCACCTTTGCTTGACTTGTTTATTCTAAAGTCAACACCAGCATCATAATCAGTTGGCAAATTTTCCATTTCTGGATCAAGTAATGCACCTTTGATTATGTTGAATATTTGTGGACCAATTATAAAACGTCTAATTGGATTTTCTGGAGTAGTGTCTTCTTGCAATGGTGATTCATTGACAAAACCTTGGAAAATGTAAGAACGTTTTTTCCAATATTTTCTACCCATGTCTTCTAACGACTTATCTTTGAACCAGCCTCTTACTTCTGCAAGTATTGAACATGGTTCACCCCACATCTCCATACAAGGAACTTGTACTTGTACAGATCCAGTTGATTCACCTTTTACAGAGTTGAAAGGTAATTTGATCATTGCCCTTTCGGCCCAAAAGAATGTGTTGTTTGGATCTTTGTCTGGTAAGAAACGTATTACTGCTTCAGTACCTTCTGCTATATTCCAATGTGGGTAAATTGCGTTGTCGCCTATTGGACCTCCTGATGAAGTCTTGGCGTCTTGTGCCTTTAGTTTAGCACGAATTTCTGCTAATGTTGCCATAAAATGCCTCCTTATGTTGCCTGTTTAGCCTATTAATAATATATTACTATACTATATTGTAATTATGCAGTCAATGATTTTATTGTTGAGGAGTCCAAGGATTTTTGGCAACTTCTTCAGTTACCCATTTGTCCAAGAATTGCACCAATATTGTTGGTGTGCTACAATCTATGGTGTCTATGTCTTCTTCCAGTTGCACTGCTAACATGCATTCTTTTTTTGGCAATTCATAATATTTTTTGTTTTGGCAGACAATCACAGTGTCTTTTTTGTCTTCAACCATTAAGCCACACACTTTGTTTGATTCATGCACAATGTGATCACCTACTTCAAATCTGTATGTGTTGTCAATTTGGTCAGATCTTATTTTGTCAAATCCACCTGTGACAGTATCCCAGTCAAATTCTTCAGTTTTTACTTTTTTTTTGGTTTTTTAAAAAATGGCTCTTTTGCGTCTTTTGGTTTGTCGTATGTTTTTACGCCAATTTTTGAATCTCTGTCTGTTTTAGTTGGCTTTGGATTCATGCCTACTGCCATCATAGAATATTCGTCTGTCTTCTTTTTGTTGTATTTGTCTTTGATCTTGCCAATTTCTTCTGCACTTGCACCTGACCCTGCCGCACTTTGTATTTTCTTCATGCCGTCTTTGCCATACTTTTTGACACCAGCACGATACATTATGCCGCTTTCACTCATCTCTGCTGAACGCATAAACATTTGTGCATACTTTTTAATGATTGGTCTTGCATCTGCTTCAGGACCTTTGGTTTGTGATAGATCATATAAATCATCCATCAAACTGTCATCACCTATGTGATCATAAACTATGCCCTGTGCATTGTCACCATCTACGCCTACTGGAATTGGCTCTTTCATAAGTTTTGCAATGTCTCTAAAATCTTCTGCTGTCTTTGGTGCTTTCCATGTGCCTTCTGTTGTTGTGTCGTATTCTTTTACTACGTTGTTGGCCCACTTTTCGAATGAATCTTCACCTTTGTATTTCTTTTTATATCCAAGGTCTTTTTTGCCTACTTCTTGTCCTTTGATGTTTTTGTATTTTTTAAGTTCTTGTGGATCTATTCTTACTTGATCTTTGTATTTTGGATCTGCCTTCATTTTCTTAAGGTCATCTATGTATTTTTTAACAAGTTGAATTGCAGTCTTTTTTAATTCTCCATATCCTTTTGGTGGAGTAACAAATAATTCACCTTGTTGTTGTATTTCTGAGTCCATATCTGCCGCAAAGTTGTTCAGTCTCATTGCTTCATCATCTTGTGGAAGATATCTTGTAGCAATGTCTCTAAGTATACTTGCAATCATGATATTTTTGTCTTTGAATTTAGTTTTTGCTAACATGTTGTCAGCGGCATCGTTTGGTTTTAGTATTAATTTGTTTCCACCTGCTAACCAACTGTCCACGTATGCTTTATTCTTTTGTGCAGAAGTAGTTTCATCAGCACCTGGTGCCATTGCATCTTTGTCTGCTTCTTTCACTGCTTGGTGCACAATAGGAAGTGCATCTAACACTTTTTCATCAAAACTTTTTTTAGTAAGTTGGTCTTTATATTTTTCAACTTCTTGTTCTGTCATTTCAACTGGTGTGCTTGGTTTGTAATTTGCCTTTATTTCAGCATATCCTTTTTGTGTTGCTAATCTGTGAATGTTTGTGTGTATTGTGTGTATTTTTTCTTGTGTAACTTCTGCCAATCTGTTGTTTGCTGTGTTCAGCAAATCTTTGTTGTTGATATATCTACTGAATTCTCTTAATTTCAACAGTTGGAAACTTTGTTCTTGAATGTACTTGCCAAATTCATCATATGGATATCCACCATTTGCAACATGGCGTGCCATTGCTCTTGCACCTTTAAGATGTATGATTGGATACTTGAATCTTTCACCTTCTTCACTTTGTACAAATATTGATTTAATGTGTCTTGATCTTGCACCTTGTTGTGTTTCGTCTACTGGCTTGGAATGTTTGATTATAACCTTTGCAGTTTGCATTGGATGATATGATGTTTTACTGGTGCCCCACATACGTCTACTTTCTGCTATTTTATTTTGTGCAAGATATTTATAGTCTTTTTTCTCCAAGTTTGACTTGCTAATATCACGCACATCAAAGCCTAAATTTCTTGATTTTGCAAATTTTCTTATGTCTTGTATGAATTCAAACCATTCTGTTTTCTCAGACATTGGTTGATTTTCTGTCATTTGACGTGAATAGTACACACTTAATTCTTTTTCACCAAGTGCTACACTTACAGGATGATCTTTATACTCAAAACTGAAAAATTGAGCAGTTTTTGGGTCAGTGGTGCTTTGTGCATCAGCATCTCCCATGGTCAAATCTGAAAATTTTGCTCTTAATTGATTGAATAATTCTTCGTTTGTATTCATTTTTGTATTTATCGACTATGTTACTACGAAGATAGGCATTGGAGCCACCTCTTCTTCTGTATTTTCTTTCAATCTTTGGTACAATTTTTGATCCCAACCAGCAACTACACCCACCATTCTACATATTAATAGTGTTGCACTTACTAAATCATCATGTTCTCCCGGTTTTGCAGAAAAACTATTGCCTGCGGCTACAAATGTTTTAAGTTCAGATATCAAATTTTTGCTGTGTATGGTCATTTTGTCATTTTCAATGTATTCTTTAAATTTTGAACATGCACTGATTTTGGATCTGTGTGTAGTGTTGAATCCTTTTCTAAATTTACGCACATGTCCTCTGCGTATTGGTTCAGAGACAAACAGTCCTTTAATGTTTTCTTCTCCTTGATCCTGTATTGCCATTAATGCCGCCTCTCCTATGGTGTTGTTTTCGACACTGTAATAAATTTCAGAGGCTTTGGCACTGTGCCTAGTTACGTTCTGATCTATTTGATTAATAATGTCCTTGAGCACTCTAATTTGTCCTTGTATTGGCGTGTTGTTGTGTTGCCATTCTGCACACTGTATCATGCCAGGTAATTCAAACACCTGTATTGCCGCATAATCTCCTCCAGTACCTAATGAAGGGTCCAGCGAAACAAGATAGGCATGTCCTGCTCTTGGTTTTTTATACCAACGCACTTGTCCATGCCTTTCTATTGGTTCTTTGGGTGCAAGATCAACTAATTTTACTGCGTTGATGAGTGTTTCGTCGTAAATGATGAATTCACACTCATGTTCACGTCTAAATCTTTCTATGCCTATACGTGATTTTTCATCTCTTGCCCATGCTTCATCTCTGTCTGGGTGTTCTGACCAGTGTGCCTTGTATGCCGCAAATCCATTTACTCCTACTTTCATCACTTCACCATTTTCATCTAAGTTTTTGTTGGCTTCTTTCCACAACAATGCAAATTGATCTTCATCAGAGTTTGGCGTTGATGTAATGATACACTTACCACCTGTTGCTAGAGTTGGAGAAAGTGCAGTCCAAAACTCTTTGGCTTTGTTTGGTGGATTCACAAATGCAAACTCATCACAGTATATTACAGACAAGGACATACCACGCCCTGTGTTTTCAGTTGTTGTGGTTGCTTTTACTCTTGATCCATTATCAAACTCTATTGTGTTTCTATTGTATGAATAGATGCCTGGTCTAATGAAGTCTGGCACTGATTCATATGCATATCTAAACCTATTCATGATGTCTTGGGCACCTGTGTATTTGTGTGCCGCAATCAATATCTGTGAATCAGGCACAAACATTGCATACCATAATAGGTATGCACTTGCACAGGTTGTTTTGCCTGTCTGCCTTGGCAACATGTTGATTGAAAATCTATTTTCATGATAGTTTTTTACAAGATTTTTTTGAAATTCAAATGGTTCGAATTTGATTGCACCTTTTGTAGGGTGTTGTATTTGCAAAAAGTTTTCCATAAAATACATAGGTCCTGTATCAGGGTCACTACACTTGGCTAGATCAGCCAGCATTTTATCTGAATATTTGATCTTTTTGTGGGCCTTTTTTACTAGGTTACCTTGAAGTTGTACTGCCATAGTACATTATTTAACGGTTAGAATTACCGTAATGTATTACTGTATTATTTTCGTCCTCGTATTTCCTGTATAAATCAACAATAATACTGTTTTTGTTAAATGGATATGTAGAATAGTCTTTGTCATGTGCTAACAAATATGTGTATCGTTGTTTTTCAGATGGTGTTACTTCGTAACTTACATTGAATCCCATTTTTTCACAGTAATATCCTATTAACATTGTTGGGGATCCATCGGTTAAATTAGTTTGTGGTTTGAATGAAATACCTAAAAGTACAATATCTCTATTATGAGAACATAACTCTTTTGCAACATTGTACGCCTGTCTTTCTCTTGTATTCATTATATCGCCAAATATATCATACCCTAGGTCAATCTCGTCAGCAAACCAACTCAGTGCAATATTATCTCTTGGATGACATGGTCCACCATCACCATTACCTGCGGTCATGTATTTAGTGCTCACAATTCTGTCGGCATGTTTCAATGCATCCGTCACTGCATCTGCATTTACGTTTTCAATCTTGTGTGCAACATCACCAATCATGTTTGCAATTCCAACTTTTGCTGAGATATATGTGTTGTGGAAAATTTTAATACATTCTGCTTCTTCATATGTGCCATGTGCTTGAAACGGTTTTCTGTTCCAAATTTTTTCATAAAATTTTATTAATTTGTTTGAAGTTGCATGACTCTCTTTCATACCTTTGCCATGTTTCCAAAAAGGATAACCAAAAATTGCAAGATCAGGATGCAGAAAATCATCTGTTACAGTGCCCATTGCAATAAGATAAGGATTGTACACAAGATTTTCAATCTTTTTGTGTTTTCTTGCAAGTTTTCTATATGTGCCTGGCAACACCGTTGATATGGTTACAACAATAGTGCCTTCTTCCACGTAATTTTCTAGTTCTCCTAAACACGAATCTAGTGCATCGTAGTTGAAATCTTTTTTAATCTTTTTTGATATGGGTTTTTCACCACCATATTCTGGATCATGTGGTGTTGGCATTGCAATAAACACAATGTCTACATCATGCACAGCATGATACAATTTGTCGCATATGGTAACAGTGTCGGATTTTATGTCCTTGTTAATATCATATCCATATACTGTGTAATGTTTAGCCATGGCTTCAGCAACAGGCAAGCCTAATTTGCCAAGTCCTATCATAGCAACTGATTGTGTCATCAGCAGTAATTATATTGTGTGTGAAATGCTACTTAATTTCTTCTTCAGTAGTGTCTTTGAAATCTTTGTATTCAGCCATTAATTCTTCAGCCATTGTCAATGGATTGTCTCCAGCACTACCTGTTCTTCTAAACACAGTCTGTTTGTTTGGTTTAGTTGAATAAGTGTCTAATGGATCATCATTGTCATATTTTTCGTCTGGTGAATTTCTGTAATCTGCGCCTTGCTCTATTTCATGCTCATCTTCTGTTTCCATGTCCTGTTTCATTGGCATGTCTGGGCGTTCCATGTCAGGCATTTTTTGTTCTATGCCTGCATTTTTTAAGATTTGCATCATAGCCATTGCTTCTTCTGGCGTGTCAGTTTGTATTTTGATCGCTTCTTGCAATTCTTCTTTTTTATCTTCTTTGTATGCGTCTTCGACTTTGAAAGGTTTTGAAACTCTGTTTACAGCATCAACATTTACTATGTCAATCAATCTTTGCATTTCTTCATCATGTTTAGCCATTACAGTTCTCCTCTTTTTTTGCTGTTTGTATGTGACGTTTTATTTCCCAATGGACTTGGTCCACCTTCTGGATCAGTCTGCATACCCTTCATGTCTTCTTTTGATTCACCACCTACTGGTTTTGCTTGTCTATCTTCTTTTGGACCTTTGTCTTCGTCCATCAGTGCCTTCAGCATAGTCATGTTGTACTTGTCACCGTAACTTGCTTCTGGGTCAATTTTTGGTGCATCTTTGTATTCACCATCAGTAAGTTTTGTTTCGTAATCGTCTGCTTTTGTTTCTTGGTATTCCTCAGTTGGCTCACCTGGTTTTTTAACTTTTAAATTTTGGTGATTAATGTCTAGGTAATCACACAGGTAATCTCTTAGGCCTTCTGAATTTGTTGGATAATTTAAGGAAGTTTCAAACACTGTCACTGACATATTTTTCAACATAGGAAAATCTAATGGATGTTCTTGTACCATAGTTGATGAAAGTTTTTTGTGTGCTTCTACACCAAATTTTTCTAATGCTGTTTTCATCATTTTATCAGCACCTTCTGGCAAATCTCCAGCGATCTTAATTCGAAAATCGTAAGTTTTTTTGGATTCCGTCAAGTATTCTTTGAATGATTTCATTGTGTTTTCCTTATAGTTTATTTATCGCTGTTTGCAATTCTTTTTAATAGTTCATTACGGTCAAATATAATGCTACCTTCTGCTTCTATTGGCTCTTCGCCACCAGATTCTTGGTCAAGTTTACGTTTTTTAAGTTGTAATTCAACCATTTTTAGTTTTTTCTCCATTTTTGCCGCTTTGGCATCAACAGCATTACGCATCATAGAAGCCGCAACCTCAAAAATTCGCCCACTGTAACGTGATTCTACATTCATACCCAAATCCATAAGGTCTTTGTAAGTGTCCATTGCCTTATTTGCAATATCATCCATCTCCTCACCCACTGTGTCCAGTCCTTTGACCTGTGGAAGTGCTTCTTCAATTTTGTCCAACTTTCGATTTATGGTTTCAAGGTCTTTTGGATCTTGATTTTTCAAAGAATTCTCATCTGCAGGCTCATCTAAAGCAACAACATCTTTGAGATCCTCGTCATCTCTCACTTCGTCCATTTCTGCTTTGTCAATTGCTTCTTTTACTTCAGGCAGATTCAATAATTCTTCTAATTTTTTGGTCATACTGTAGTTATTAGCGTCTTTTTGGGTTGTGAAATATGTCGTCTTCAGTCAACACCCTAAATTTTATGCCTTTTTGCCTACACCAAGCACCAGCCGCCTCCCATTTGGCATTGTTCATAGCCACTGCCGCTTTGGTTGATATACCTTTTTCTGCCGCTTGTATTCTTGTTTGACGTTTAGGTTTTATTTCAATCAATTCAGACATGCTTTTTCCATTTTTATCAACATACTGTATAAAAAAATCAGGCACATACACTGTGTGTTTTCCGTTCAGCGGATTTTGATAAGGTATCTTGATAGATTCACTTGCCCATTTAGACACACTTGGATTCTCATCACAGAATCTCATAAACACTTGTTCCCATGATGATCTATATCTTGGAGTTTTCAGTCCCAAGTATTTGTCAGGATTTTTTATGGTGTATGTTCCAGAGGCCCACTTTGGTCTCATGATATTACCCTAAGATGTTTCTTGATACAACACTTGGAGTTGCATTGTCCTCTTTTTTACCTATCAAACTGCTTTTGAATCTATACAAGTTCAATATTTCTGCGACAATGTCAGTAAGTTCTTGTGGATCTGTTGCGTTAAGTTGATCTAAAATTTGCATTGCTGTGATGTTGTCAACTTTTGCTTGTCTACATAACACATAAGCGATAGTATCAGCAGATTCGTTTGTATAATCTTTGCCTTTGAAGAAGGCCTTTACAGCATCGAACTCACCACTGTTGATTGTTACTTCTTTATCAAAGTAATCTCCAAATATACGCAATGTTTTTTGTGTAAGATCAACTTTTTGTATTGGCTCAACAGGAAGATTTGTGCTGATGTTTTGATTTTGCGTTGGGTTGTAGTTGTTGTTTAAATTTTTATATGCCATGTTAAACTGCCGAGTTGTTGTATGTAGTCACTATACCATCATCATCAGTGTATGTTTCAGTCACTGTGTCACCATCAACAGATATTGTGTAACTGCCTAGATCATTATTTGCAACAGAATTAACATCATTGATTTGAGTTACAGGAAGTAACAAATTAATTTTGCCTTCTTGTGCTAATGTTTTTGCTTTGCCTAATGCTTTTGCTCTATATGACGACTTAACTGTTTGACTTAAGGCATCATAATTTGTTTTTACAGTGTTGATATCATCTATATCTTGTTGTTCAGTTCTATACACATAGTCTCTAGCAAGTCCATCTAGTGCAACATGGTTGTTTTTGAAGTAAGTGTATGTTTCTTCTGGTGTTAACAGTCTTGTTTCATCTTCAGTCACTGCATAAGCATTGGATTGTGGATCGCTGGTTGTGTTAGGCACAGGTGCATTTATGTTTGGCAGTTCGTCATCTACCCTGTATGCATTGTCGATACGTTCAACTAACACAGCATCTGCTTTGTTTTTTCTTTGTTTTCTTGGAAATACAACACCTGGTGAACTTGCACCACCTATGTTGGTAGTTCTTATGCCTTGAATACCACGTTTGATAATGCCTTGTATTTCTTCTCCAGCACCTGCTTTGTATCCGCCAGTCCTGTAGTTTCTATACACATTAATTGCTTCTAATATTCCTGCAGGATTGCCTGATGCAAGGTTTTTGAATGCACTGATGCCACCTTGTACAAGACCACCTCTGCCAAATATTGAAGCACCTCCTCCACCTGCTATGGTCAAAGGTGATGGAGAGTTGTCATAGTGTAGTGTTGTAAAGCCTGTTGGTCCAGCACCACCTACTGTGCCTTGTTTGATCAGCACTGCTTCATATGCCACTGTCATTGAATGTCCTAGTGTTCCATCTTCTTGTTGCCCTACTGTGTCATGTGAGAACTGTGTAATTGTAGGCAGTATCAATGTATAACTTGTAAACCTTCTTTTGTTGATTGTAAACAGTTGTATATCTCTTAAAAATGGCAAAGACTGTCCATTATCTAATCCCCAACTTGCTGTGAAGTCTTGTTTGTATCTTGACATTGGATCAAATTGTGCACCACTGTATTTTGAATCTCTAAAATAATATTTGTAGTAGTCATTGAAAAAGCCAATTACAACATCAGCATTGTCATCATGAAAATCAATCTGTACAGGATCATAAGTTATTTGTGTTTGCTTCTGTGTTTTTCTGTTGTATTGATTTTGTGTTTCAACATTAAAGTTGTATGAAGGTAATGTTGCTTGTTTTACTAATTGTCCAAGTTCAAGTTGGTTACTTGCACCGCCAAAGCCTGTAGCACCACCAAACCTGTTGATGACCACATAGTAGAGCCACGGTCGTTTTGGTTCAAGTCTATGCTGACCATCAATGTACAGTCTAGATGCATGTTGAAAATCCTTAAGGATTTGATTAGGATCAAGTAACTGTAAGAAGTTGTTGATGAAGTGGGCCATTCAGCCTCCTCAATTAAACTGCTTGAGTAGAACCACCCCCAGTAACCAACGTACCTAAAGTTCTCGCTACCGCTGTGCCTACACCAGTTCCTCTTGGAGCCTGTATTGCATTGTCATATCTTACTGATAATGTAATTGTAGCAGGATCTGAAGTTGCATAAGCCATTGTATTGTAGTTGATGTTCTGTACATAAGCACCGTACAGTTCCCAAGTTTCCAATACAGTAACAGCATTAGCACCATTACCACCATCAAGCATTTCAATTCTGCCTGTGAATTTGTAATCAGTACCACTGGATGCTGAACTTTGTTCAAAGAAATCAAATTGTTTCTGTATTTGTTCTCCACACAATCTTGTCACAGAGTTGTTTACATCATCTCTTAGATTGATTGTGAGTGGATCCCATGTGTGTTTACCTGCAAGATATACTCTTGAGTTGTACACATCTAAAATTGTTTCATCAAAAGTTAGACTTGGTCTTGTTACATCGATCACTTGTTTAGTGAGTTCTGTTCTAGGAGTTGATACTCCAAAATTTTCCAATATCAGTCTAAATCTGTATTGGAGTTTTGGCATCAATAGCCCCTGGTTTGACGCTGATTGATCACTTGCCAAAGGTACTGTAAATTTACTTAAAGTTGCTACTGACATATCTTCTCCTTTTTAATATTTATAGTATTTTTCTTATACTACTTTTTTATACCTTTCCTAACCTTTATAGACCTAGTTTATCAATTTCACCAGTGTTTTTGAGTCTAATTGGAATGAATATAAACTCAACTGCTTTCACAGGTTCAATCGCTATGTCTACATACAATTCGTTTCTGTCAATTCTTGACGGAGTATTGTTTGTTTCATCACATACTACTGCAAAGTCAAACAATCCTCTTTGTCCTTGTACTTCTAACAAGAATGATTCAACTGCTTGTTTGATTTCGTTTCTTGTAAGTTCATCGTTTGGTTCAAAGATAAATGGTTGTGCCAACTTATCTAATTGTGTTCTTAGGAACACTACCAATCTTGCTACATTCACTCTATCTAAAGCACTTGTGCCACTGTGTCTTGTTTTTTGTCCGAATACAGTCAAGCCTGATCCAGTCAAGAACGAAATTGGATTTAGTCTGTTTGATTGTAAAGTGTCTCTTATACCTGAAGAAACTGCAATAGTTTGTTTTTCACCAGTTGATGATTTAATAAATCCTACTGAAGTTGCGTTGTCTACAACACCTCTTCTAATACCTGCTGGTGCAAACCACGGAAATGCTACATCATCATTCACAGCCAATGTTCTCAGTATCATGTGACTTGGTGGAACAAATACATTGTTGCCTTCTAAGTCAGTTGAACTACCCCATGGATAGTAAACTGCTGTAAATGAATCACTTGTTACTAATCCATCTTCATCATTTGTGCTTGATCCTGCGGCATTAGTTGCAAAGTTTGAAATTGCTGTAGATGTGTTTTCTAATCTTGCAGGAGTATCACCAACTACAAAAGCAGTGTTGCCTCTATCACCTGAAAGTGTTACTAATTCATCTATCAATTCAATATAACCTGGTGCCGCTAATACGTTAAATTCGCGTTGTTCTTCACGTAATTGTGTGCTAGAACTGATTGCCGCCTGCATTTGCTTTACAACAATTTGTCTTTGTGCTTTCCTTCCCATAAATGGAGCACCATTGGACTTGTTGCCACTTACAGTTACCCAAGCATCCTTCTCTGCTGGAAGTGTTGGATAAGTTGAAGTGTTAGCAAAGTTAGTTCTTGAAAAGTGATCTTTTCTAAATTGTTTCACCACGTACCCTGATCGTCTAGTGTTAAACAATAAAATACCTTTTGGATATAAACTTGCATCTGGCTTGTCTATGTCTAGGTTGTCACTTGTTAACAATGATTTGATTGTTGCTGGCGCCTTTGTGATTACGTTGCTGTCTGAATCTAAATGGAACCTTGCATCAGCAAATAATATGCCATCTTCTGATACTTGGTCTGTGTTGTCTATCAACACCCATTTTTCTCCATCAACTTTGGAATCATCATATCTGTAAAGTTTTGGATAATTTTCTAAGTCTGAAGTGTTTACCCAAATATCCCCACTTACCAGTGCTGTACCATCTGATTGTCCATCTGCCGCTTCTGGCTCTGTTGCTGAAACAATTGGACCATTTGGTGAAGTGTTTGATAAGTTAAATCCTCTTGCATCTGAAGTAACGTTTTTGTAACCTCTAAATGCACTACCATCATGTATCATGATGTCAACTTCATCAACTGAAGTATGATACCAGTAAGTGTTATCACTTGGATCTGCTGTTGGCTCTGTAGTAGATGCTTCATATACTAAAGTACCCCAGTTGGATGCCATAACTTCATCTGAACCAAATGAGCCACCTGGTATTGTGTAAAGGTTTGCAACCTTGGTGCCATCTGTTGATATTGCAGAACCATATGTAGAAGCATTTGAACTTCCAAATCCTGCATCAGCAACAGGTGTACCTGATGTGTCATTCATTCTAAAGTCACCACCATCACTGTGTGTCATTGTGATTACATCTGCTGTTCTATCATAACTTGCAGAAACATACTTTAAGCCTGCCGCCGCCACTGCCGCAACAAAGTCATCTGCTGTAGTTCCGCCTAGTGTTACAGTAACAGTGTTATCAAATGTTCCGTATTTTGTAGAATTTTGATGATCACCTGTTCTCACAGTTTCTCTAATTGTAAAAGTGTTTGAACTTGTAAATGGACTTGATCCTAATGCACTTAATCCAGTGATTGAAGTTGCACCACTTGCCTGTCTTTTGAACACAGTGTATGAACCAAGTGCCGCGTTTGCATCAAACACAGTTGAGTCAGTTGCAGTTGTACTGTCGCCACCAAAAAGTATTGTGTCTCTTTCTGTTACGTTTATTTGTACATAAAGATTTTCA